GTTTCGGGATGCTCGTTTTTCTCTTTGCGTTTTGCGTTCTCGTTTACTACATCCGGGAGATCTGGCGGGCCTGGATCTCCCCGGAGATGAAACGCGACCTCGCGCAACTCCGCGAACAGCGGAAACGCCGGCGCGCGGCGAGGAGGAAGGGATGAGCTCCTCATTCGAGCATACGATCGTGCGACTCGCGGCGGAATCCGAGGAGTCGCTCAACCGGGAACATGGCGGCGGTCCTGGACAGGTCCCGGCGTGGAGGTCGCGATGCTCCGGGAGCACGCGAGCGAAAGTCTGTGCGAGCCGGATCAAGTGGGCGTGCGGTTGGCGTTACGTCACGGGCGCGGCGGGCCGCGTTTCGTGGGCGCAACGAAACTATTGCGACGAACACGCGCGAAAGTTTTGCAAGGTGCATCGTCTCGCGATCCCCGAGGAGCTCCAGGCGCCGGCGGAGGTGAAACAATGAAGTCCTTCGCGGTCGAGGCGTATTTCCCGGAGATCAAACCGGCGCATTGCGCATTTCAGTTCGTCGTCGTCCGGGCGAGTGGAATGAGCGTCGCGGCGCGTGTTGCGATCGAAGAGGTTCGGCGGCGTCCTGAGATGCGCGGAAAGCACGTCACGATCGCCAAGTTGACGATCTCGGAGGTCCGCGGTGTTGCTTCTAGGGAACAGTAGTACCGAAGTAATCTTGCGGTTTGGAGTGGGCGCTCTAAAATTTAGTCAGGAGGCTTCCATGCAACGAATTCTATCCATCGTTGGCGTAATCGGTCTTTTGGGTTTCGCGGGCGCGGTCAAGGGACAAGAGAGAATCACGGTCCCCGAAGGGACGCAGATCATGGGGCGTCTGGCGATCCAATTGGACAGCGGTCAAGCGCGGATTGGCGATCAGGTGACTATGGACGTGCTGGAGGATCTGAAAATTCAGAACGCCGTCGCGGTCCCGCACGGCGCGATCATCATGGGTCATGTCACCGAAGCGAAAGGCGCGCGGAAGATGGGACGCGGCGGAAAATTGGAAATTACGTTCGAGACCGTCACGGCGGCCGACGGGACGAAAATCCCGATCTCCGGGGAACGATCCGAAAAAGGCAAGGGCGGATACGGCGGCGGGTCGCTGGTAGCGGCGGGCGCGGCGGGTCTGTTCTTTCCCCCGGCGGGCGCTCTGCTTCTCCTCAAACATGGTCACGCCTCAGTCATTCCAGTCGGGACTCTGCTCCCGGTCCGTGTCACCAAAGAGACGATCATCGCGGCAACGCGGCCGGTCGAAATCCAGGCCCCGGTCCCTGCTCAACCCGTTCCATTGGTTTCTCCCATGCCAGCGCAACGATTGACGGATACGACGGCGAGCGACGTTGCTCATGAATCCGTCGCGGACGCGGCGCGGCGTCTTAGGGCGGAAAAAGCGGCGCGGGCGGCGCAGGCGAAACCTTGAACCCTTGAGTCGCATGAGATAATAGAGCAGCATCCCTCCGGTCTCCCCGACGACCGCACACGCCTCCCGGCCGACTTCCCGGGAGGCGTCCTCTTGTCGGACTTAGCAATATAGAAACTCTATAGTTTGTGATCCACGGCGATCCCTGTACGTTCGCCTTAGTGCCTCCGATCATCCCGACAACGGTCCCGACGCATTTCCCCGCGGGGACGACTGTCAAATTTTCCAGGAACCTCGACGACTATCAACCGGCGGACGGTTGGATGTACACGATCTATCTCAACGGGCTCACGCAAAAATTCAACAAAGCGGCGACGGTCGACGACGAGGGCGTTTTCCAGATCGTTTTCGATCCGGCGGACACGGCGAGCCTCGTCCCCGGTCCGTTCCGATACGCGGAACGAGTCTCGAACTCGACGACGGGCGAAACTTACGATCTCACGGGCGACGAGCTGGTGATCGTGATCGAACCGAACGTCGCGTCGGCCGCGGCCGGCGTTTTCAATACGTGGGAGGAAAGAACTCTCGCGATCGTCGAGGGGGCGATCTCCGGCCGGCTTTCGGCGGACCTCCAGGCGTATCAGATCGCGGGGAGATCGATCTCCAAGATCCCGATCGCGGAGCTCCGCACGATCCGCGGCGAACTCCGCGCGGCCGTGTGGCGCCAGAACAATCCAGGGCAACTCGGGATCCCGTTTAAAGTCGGATTCCCGCCAGAACGAGAAAACGAAGCACTCCCGCCGACTTGGGTCGACGTGACGGGGCTCGACCGATGAGGGCTCCCTCCTGGATCCGGCGCGTCGCGAATTTTCTCTCCGGGAAGCGGGCGCTCACCGTTTTCAGTGGCGCGCAAGGCGGACGTTTGACGCTCGATTGGTTCGCCTCGATCCTCTCCGCCGATCAGGAAATAAAAGGAAACATGCGGATCTTGCGCGCACGCGCGCGAGAACTGTCCCGAAACAATCCCGTCGCAAAATCCTTCCTCAAGATCCTGATCGGGAACGTCCTCGGGGAGCGCGGGATCGGTTATCAGGCGCAAGTCCGGAACAGCGACGGACAGTTGAATCAGGCGTTCAACTCAAAAATCGAGGCGGCGTGGGCGGACTGGGGGAAAAAAGGGAATTGCACGGTCGACGGAAAACTCTCCTGGCGCGCACTCACGAGCCTGATCCTCAAAAACATCGCGGTCGACGGCGAGGTGATCGTTCGCCAGGTCCGCGGATTCCAGAACAAATACCGGTTTGCGGTCCAGTTGATCGACGCCGATCAACTCGATCACTTGTTCTCGCGAGCTCCCTCGCCTGGCTCGAACGAGATCCGCATGGGCGTCGAGGTCGACGAGTGGGGTCGTCCAGTCGCCTATCACATAAACGAGAAACATCCGTCCGATCTGGGCGGATCGCTCCTCCGGACGAGGATCCCCGCCGATCAGATCCTCCACCTCTACGATCCCGATCGCGTGAATCAGACGCGCGGAGTGACGTGGTTTCATCCGTGCATGATCGAGTTACGCATGCTCGGAGGATACGTCGAGGCGGAGCTCGTGGCGGCGCGCACGGGCGCGGCGAAAATGGGTTTTCTCAAATCGACCGATGCCGCGGCGTTCGTCGATCCGAACGTGGACGCGGCCGCGGCCGGGCACTACAAGATCGACGCGCAACCTGGCGTGATCGAACAACTCCCGCCGGGCCTCGATTTCCAGCAATGGAATCCCGATCACCCCGCGAACGCTTTTCCGATGTTTATAAAAGCGATGTTGCGTTTCGTCGCTTCGTCTCTGGGCGTTTCCTATAACGCGCTCGCCTCCGATCTTGAGGGCGTGAATTACTCCTCGATGCGGTCCGGGATGCTCATCGAGCGCGATCAGTGGAAGATGCTCCAATCGCTGCTAAAAGAGGAGCTCCACCAACCGATTTTCGAGTCCTGGATTTCGCTCGCGCTCCTGGCCGGCGCGCTCGTCCTGGACTCCCGGGATCCCGCGCGATTCCTGGCCGGCAAGTGGGAGCCTCGCGGTTGGATGTGGGTCGATCCGTTGAAGGACGTGCAATCGGCGATCCTCGGGATCGGCGCCGGGCTCACCTCGCGCGACGCCGTGATCGCGGAGCAAGGCGGCGACGTGGCCGCGGTGTTCGAGCAATTGAAAGAGGAAAAAGACCTCGCCGAAAAGTACGGTCTCGAATTGACGATCGAAGCGAAGGCGCCGGTTGTGAACAAAGGTCCGAAGGAAACCGTCACGGAAGAGGACGAGCCGGGCGGCGATGGAACGGGCGACGACGGGAAAAAGTTTGCGGCCGCGGCGGGGCATCGTGGCCTGATCGAATTGGGGAGGACGAAATGACAGTCGAGCTAAGAAAGCGCGAACCGATCGGCGATTCGCTCCCGATGCTTTTTAGGGATTTCGAGGTCCTGGAGATGATCTCGATCCCGAAACGCGAAAAGAAAGTCCTCACTCCCGAGGAAGTCGTCGCGCGCGCGGCGCGCCGCGAACGCGTGAAAGTCGCCAGGGCCGCGGGCAAGGAACCGGATCCCGCGGACGCGAACGAGGAAGACGACGACGCGGAAGCGGAGGAAAGTTCCCAGGATACCGGGAATCAGTCCGAAGAGTCGCAAGGGAAACGCGATGAGGACCGATTCAACATTTCGATCTCGTCCGAATTTCCGGTCGAACGTTGGTTTGGGACGGAGATCCTCGATCACTCCCCGGAGGCGATCGATCTCTCGCGCGCGAAAAAGGGTCTCAGTTTTCTCGACTCTCACGACTACAAATCGATCGTCGGCATCGTCGAAAAGGTGAAAGTCGGCGACGACAAAAAACTGCGCGGCGTGTTGCGGTTCTCGCGGAGCGCGCCGGCGCAACAGGTCAAGACGGATATCCAGGACAAGATCCGGCGTTTTATTTCCGTCGGATATCAGGTCCGCGAGTATGTCCTCGAAAAGTCCTCGAAGGAAGAGGGCGACACCTATCGCGCGACGAAATGGGCGCCGATGGAGGCGAGTTCCGTGGGAGTTCCGGCGGATCCGACGGTCGGTCACGAGCGCGCGGCCGAAGGCGAGAGGCGTTTTCCAGTTTTGGTACGTGCTGTCAATCAACCGGCTGAAAGGCCGAATTCTAAGGAGGGCAACGTGGACCCAGTAATCACTCTGCAAGAATCCCGTTCGGCCGCGGCTGAGATCGTTCGGCTTGGCAAAGTACACGGGATCGATCAGGAAAAAGTCGCGCAAGCGGTCGCCGACGGAAAGACTGTCGACGCTTTCTCGCGCGAAGTTTTGACGGAACTCGAGAAGCGCGGCGCGGCTCCGCTCCCGCAACCGGGCGCGGAACGGCTCGACCTCACCGACAAAGAGCAGAAAGAGTACAACCTGGCGCGCGGGATCATGGCCGCGGTCACGAACATCGAACGCGCGAGCGGCGGAAGCGCCGGCAAGCGCGAGAACACTTTCGAGATGGAAATCTCGGAGCAGATCGAGAAAACGTGGAAAGCGGAACGTCACGGCGGATTGTTCGTTCCGTGGAGTCTCCGTCACGCCTGGACGCCGGAGCTCCAAACGAAGTACGGCGATGCGGTTTCCAAGCGCGCCGGCGGCGGCGCCGGAGTCGCACTCGCGGCCGGCACCTCGACGGGCGGCGCGGAGCTCGTCTTCGTGGAACCGGGTGAGTTTATCCAATTCCTTTACAATCGGATGCGCGTCAGGGAATTGGGAGCTCGCACGATCGCCGGTCTCCGCGATAACGTCTCTTTCCCGAAGCAAACGGGAAAGGCGACGGGCTCGTGGGTCGGGGAGAATCCGGGACAGGATGTGGGCGACTCCGCGGTCACACTGGGAGCGATTCCCAGTTCGCCGAAGACTTACCAGTCCTCGTCCAGCTATTCGCGCCAATTGCTCGCGCAAGCGGTGATCGATGTCGACACCCTCGTGCGCGAGGATCTCGGGCGCGATATGGCGTTGGCGGTCGATTCCGTCGCGATCGTGGGCGGCGGATCGAATCAGCCGACGGGAATCGTCCCGACTTCCGGCGTGCAATCCTACGAGACGATCGCAGGCGTCGCGGGCGGTCACAATGGCGGCATCCTCTCGTGGGACGACATCATCATCATGTCCGAGAAACTGGAAGACGCGAACGCGGATCAATTGGGCGATGGGGGATGGCTCACCACGCCGGGGATCAAGTCCTCACTCAAGCGCACGGCGCGTTTGGGGAACGTGATCGGTCTCCCGATCTGGGCGGACGACAACACGGTCGACGGATTCCGGGCGCGCTCCTCGAATCAGGTCGCGAAAAACAACGTCCAAGGAACGAGCGGCGCGAACTGCCATACGCTCATCCGGGGCGTTTTCGAGACGATGATAATCGCGATGTGGGGATCGGGATTTGAATTAGTGGTCGATCCTTATAGATTAAAAAAACAGGGTATGATAGAGTTAACTACCTTTATGTTAACTGACGTAGTGCTCAAATACCCTCTGGCGTTCGTCGTCGCGAAATACGTCCTCACGACCTAAACGGTCCTGACGATCTAACACTTTCCCGCGCGATCGCGGCACTTGAGAGACGGCGCGCCGGCGGAATCGCTTCCGCCGGCCAACGCCGCGGAAAGGGGACACGATGGATCCGGAGAAACAGGAAGAGAAAAACGAACGGCCAGAGAACCAGGAAGATCGCCGCGGGATGCGGCGCCTCGTTCTCACGCGTTCGATCGTTCTCGGAGGCGAACACGCCGAAGAGGGATCGACGCACGACGTTCCGCGCGCGTTGGCGCATCGTCTGATCGCGGAGGGTTCCGCGGTTCTCCACGATAGCGAAACGCCGGACGTGCCGGCGAAAACAGTCACGCGCATGGAGACGCCGACGGACCGCGATCCCAAACCGCGGCAAGTCGCGCCGGCTCCGGCGAAAGTGAAACGCGGCGGGAAATAAATGCCGACGCCGGCCAACGCTCCAGCATTTCGCGACGCCGATCTCCCCGCGATGTTCGCGGATTTCGGCGTCGCGATCTCGATCGGGGGCGTCTCCGGTTTAGGGATCCTGGACGAAGCGGATCGGATCGAGGTGCAAGACGTGAACCGCGGACAGGTTGTCGGGCTCGTGACGACGATCACGGTCCAGACTTCCGCGTTTCCCGCGATGAAGATCGGGGACGCGCTCGTGATTGGCGCGAGGAGTTTCACGGTCCGCGAGCGGTTGCGCGAGGGCGACGGAGCTCTAACAAAAGTTTTGATCGGGGTCTAGTGATCGAAAAATTTTCAGGGAGGGGAAGATGAGCAAAACAGCAACTCTCGGGCTTGTGAAACCGACGCACGGGATCGATTTAGTCGAAGGCGAAGTCGGCGGAGTTCCAAACGAGGCGCTAAACCTCGACGCGATCGACGCCGCGATCGCCGCACTGAACGGAACCGGACAGGGGACTTTCGTCGTCACGGCGCCGGCGACGAACAATCTCATCGCGAAATCGTTGACGGTCGCGAGCCAGGCGGCGCTCCGTCTCATCGATTCCGAACTCACACTCGGCTATCAGGGATCGACGACGATCTCCGGAAGTGTCGCGTCGCTCCGCGGGAACACGACGATCGCCGCGGGGACGACGATCACAGGCCAATCCTACGTTTACGGGACGCAAGGAAAATTGACGATCCAGGGGACCCACTCGGGAACGGCGGAAGTCTCCGCCGGTCTCATGGGCCAGTTGGATCTTTCGGCCGCGCAAGGCGCGAGCGCGCCGATCGCGGCGATCTGGGCCGATTGCGGGGCGACGATGTCCTCCGCGATCGGGGCGACGGCGGCGTACATTTCCGCGGTTGTCGTCTATAACACGACGGCGACGAAGATCCAGGCGGCGATCCGGATCGACACGAACTCGACCTATCTGTTCGACCTCACGGACGAGGGCGGCGGACACGGGGCAGGGAACTGGGTGATCGCGACGGCGAAGTCGTCGGGATGGGACAAGAGTCTCAAAATCAACCTGAACGGGACTCCGTACTATATCCCGTGCAATTCGGCGCCAGCATAAAACGCTGAAAACGCCGCGAAAAAACTCGAGAATTTCGTCGGCGACGGAAACGGAGGAGACGTGGCAGAACTCAAAGCTATCCCCGCGATGCGGTACCCCCTCAATATCGCAGAGCGGATTCACTTGATCGCGATCCTACCCCTAGAGGGGGACGTGACAACTCTCCGGATCGTGCGCGAATTGCGCGAGTCCCTGAGTCTCACCGAAGAGGAGCATCGCGACTTTGGCGTGACGACGGAGGAGCGCGACGACCAGATCACGTACAAATGGGGCAACGTCCAGGCGGCCATGACTCCGCGCGAGATGGAATTCCGGCCGAAAGCGCTCGCGATCATCGTCGAGACACTCAAACGGTTGAATCAGACGAAACGCCTCCGGGCGGAATTGCTCCCGCTGTACGAGATGTTTGTCGACGAGAAAGAGTAGCGGCCGACGATGCCGACGCCTCCACCTCCGGCGCCTCCCGCCTCGATCCGAGAACAGATCGTTCTCGCGGTCGTTGCGGCGCTTGGGGCGGCGACGGCGCCGTGCGCCGGCGTTTCCGGGGGGATCGTTTCTCAACCGATCGGCTTGACGGTGCACAGAGAACGGACGCGGCCGATCGAGATCGATTCGCTCCCGGCGATTCTCGTTTACGTCGACGATGATGCTCCGAAAACGCTCGCCGGCCAGGTATTCGCGGCGCCGTTGACGGAGCGCCAGGCGAGCGTCTCGTTAGAGTGTCGCGCGCAAGGATCGGCGAGTATTCCGCCGGACGCGGCGCTCGATCCGATAACCGTCTGGGCGGCGTTGGCAATTTTCGCGGACGAGCGTTTCGGCGGTCTCGCGAACGGTGTTGAGGAAGGGCGAACGGTTTGGAATTCCCAAGAGGGAGACGTTCCGATCGCATCGGCCAAGTGGAGCATCACGGTTAAATTCCGGACGAGTCGACTCGATCCGACAAGCAAATCTTAGGAGGCGAACGAAATGCCAGGACTCAAGTACCCAATCCCACACGTCCCGATGCTCGGAAAAGGGTCGATCTTACTCGATATTTTCGACGCCGCGGGGCTCCCGACGGGCCTCCGGCACCTCGGGAACTGCACGAAGTTCGAGCTCGATCTGAAAGACGATATCGCGGAGCTCTACCAGTCGCTCAACAAATCGGTGACGCTGATCGCGACGGCGCTCAAAAAGCGGCAACCGAAGAT